GTTCCGAACCGTTTGTACCCACCCCCCCCATCCGCAGACTCGCAATCGAAGCGTGGATGCCGCTCGGAGTGAGGAGGAGTCGTGGCGTAGGAACGAAAAAGACCACGTGGCGTAGGAACGAAAAAGACCACCAGGTGAGGGGTGGCCTAGACGAAGCGATAGATATGGTGCAGATAGGCAGGGCGGCCTCAAATCTTAGGAGCTTATGGCGGTTTGTCCGCCGCTCCCTTAGCCACCGCTGATGGAATAGATATCACATCGGCGCGGACGGCCGCTACCCACGCACTCCCGTCCACCTATCCAGCTTGCCGTTGCGGTGCGGGATGGTGCCGTCGATAGCGCCGGCGTGGGCCCCGATGAACGGCACGCGCGGCACCTTGCCGTCGTCCCAGACGACCAGGCCCACCTGCATCTGCGGACCCGCCTCGCTCTTGCCGGTCGCCTTGGCCGCCATCAGTTCTACCTCGGCGTGCATGGCGAGCTTACGATCCACCTGCCGACGGATGCGTGGCATCAGCGCACCTCGGTCATGCAGCAGACCGGCTCGCGGCCATCGAGCCCCGGCCGTGCCCACGCTTCGGCGAGGAGCGTCTGCCTGGTCGGCTCGTCGGCCATCCACAGCGCGCGCCTCCACAGACGCGCAGGCCGTGTCCTCCACGGTGAGCCCGTCGCAAGCGACGATGCCTTGCGTATCGCCTGCACCTCCGACGGGTACACGGCGGCGGCCATCGGCTGGCGTACGCCGGTGAGGCGATACGACCATGCCGGGAACAGATCCCAGGTGAAGGCGTCCACGATCCCTTCCTCCTCGTGCGTCCCGTCGGTGTGCAGCGACTCGTGGAGCAGGATGTGCAGCGACTCGGGATCGCCGATCGTGATGCCGAGGAGCGTGTAGCGCCCCATCACCACCCGGTCCCGGTAACTCAGCCCGGCGTAGGGCCCCATCTCCTGCGGGCTGCCCTCGAGCACGGGGCGCCCCTGCTGGATCGGCAGCCTCAGCGTCTGGGCGAGGTAGGTCTGCGATCGCGCGTTCAGCACATCGACGTCCCCGAGCACGGTGGCCTCGACGAGCGGTGCGCCGGCCGCCTGGTGAATCGTCGCCCCGACCGCTCCCCAGAACGCGGCGCACACGATCAGCGCGATCATCCATCCGTATCCACGTCGGCTCACGTCATCACCCGCAGCGACGAACCGACCCACGCTACCGACCCGTTTTCTTCCCCCGTATCCCGACCGACCCACCGACCTCCCCTAAAGGGTCGGTCGGATGGGTCGGTCTTCGGGGCCTTGCGATGAAAGCCTTTGGGTCGGTGTGGGTCGGTTGTGGGTCGGTCAGTGGGTCGGTCCATATCAGCCTCCATTGAGGGGTCCGAGGGGGAACGGATCCGGTGCTGCGGGACCGCTCCAGCGGTACCTCTTGGGCTTCCCGTTGCCGTCCGAGAACGCCTCGATCGTGCCCGCCTGCTCGAGCGCCCGGAGGTGCCGATTAGACGTCTCCTTTGGCTGCCCGGTTGACTCTCTCAGCGCCCCACCGTCGATCGTCTCAGGGTACGAATCCCTGAGCACCTGGAGCACCCGCGCTTCTCCTGCGAGCGCCTTCATCTGTGCCCTTGTGCCCTCGCCGATGACCTTGTAGCGGCCGTCAACCAGCTTCACTCTGAGCGCCTCGGGGATGCCGGGGAACCGGCCGATGGCTCGCAGCTCGCGCTCCGCCGATTCGTCCTGGTCGTCCTTCTCGGCCGGCGGCTTGACCATCTCCACGATGATGTCCACGGCGCCTTGCAGGCTGCTCGCGCCGCGGATGGCGTTGCCGTCCTCGCCGCCTTCCTTGCGGGAGTGATGCACAACGATCACCGCGAGCCCCTGCACGGTCAGCTCGCCGAGCACGCTCACGACCTCCTGCATCAGCGAGTTGTCGTTTTCGTCGCGGATCTGCGCCCAGAACGCGAAGGTGTCCACCACCACGATCCGGGCGCCCCACTCGAGCGCCTCCATGCCGGCGTCGCGCACGGCCGTAGCCCAATCGTATTCGCCACGCGGCGATACTTCAGCCCGCGTGAGTACGCGCAGGCGCTCACGCGCGGCCTCCTCAATCGACTCCAGCTTGTCCCGGAGGGTTTCCACCCCCTCCTCGGTGAGCAGCACCACGGGGCTCGGAGCGATCTTGTGTCCGAGGTAGTGCTCGCGGCCCTCGCACATGGCGCCGATGAACTCGAACAGCAGCGTGCTCTTTCCGCCCTTGTGGCGACCGGCGAACAGGGTAATGGTGCCGACCGCGGCGTACCCGTCCCATATCCAGGGGACGTGATCGGGCGCGGCGTCGAAGATCTCTTGTCCCGATCGGTACCTCTTGCGCTCGAGCGCCGGGGGGTCGTCGGAGAGGCCCCAGGGGTCGGGGTCGTCGTCGTGACCCCCGTCGAGGGGGTGGAGGTGCGATATCGCCATCCCTACGCGTGGATCGGCGGTCGGTCGTGCAGCGCGGACTCGAGCCGCCACTCTGCCTCTCGACGGCGCATGAACTCCTCCTGCACGCGCACGCGCAGACGGGTCAGTTCCTCATCACGCGCCTTCAGCACCACGCGGAGCACGCTCACTGAATCCTCAGCCCCCTCGGGAATCTCTTTCAGGTCGGTCATCGCGCCCCCATTTCCAGTGTGAGCTGCCGTAGGCGGTGCGCGCACATGGCGGCGTACTCGGCCTCGCGCTCGATGCCGATGGCCCGGAAGCCCTCGTTACGGGCGGCCAGCAGCGTCGTACCCGATCCGGCGAAGGGGTCGAGCACCACGCCACCCACCGGCGGCGTGACGAGCCGCACAAGCCAGCGCATCAGGTCGAGCGGCTTCGTCGTTGGATGCGTAGCCCCGTCACGCTCGGCGGTGCTCGCCTTGGAGGTGTAGAAGAACCGTGATGGTCCGGGACTCTCCCCCACGGCCGCGTCCAGCATCTCGGCAGCCCGCTCGTCGAGGATCACGTTGGCGGGCCAGCGTCCGGCGGGGTTGATGTTCACGGCGATGGTTTCCGGTGTGACCTCGACAGTCGCAACCCGCTTGCGGCCTCGGGCGTTCGGAGAGCATCGGGCTTCTGTCTCGCCCGCTTCGCCCTCGTATGCCCAGCCAATCCGGCACCCGTCCACGTTGATCGCCCCGGTTCCGGTCGCTAGCACCTGCGCCGCCACGGTCCTCTCGGCAAGCGGCTTGCGGGCCATGACGATCGGCTCGTGGGCGGGCTTGAGTGCCGTATGCCACCCTTCCCAGGCAGCGGCCTCGGGCGTGGCGGGCGCGGTGATCTGCGCCGCCGCCATGCGCGTATCGGGGGTTGACGAGGACAGCCCGTGCCCGAAAGCTTCTCCGCCGTCGTGCCCGTTGAGGTGGTACCCCGGTCGGTTGAGCTTGTCGCCCACCACCTCCCGCTCGGCCCCGGCCGCCTTGTCGATTGCCTTGGACACGTTCAGGGACTTCGGAAATCCCGAGCCGTGAAGAAACACAAGAGATTCTCGAATCTGGAAGCCCGCGAGACGGATGGCGATGGTCTGGAGATCCGACGTGCGGGTGCCCGAGAAGGCGAGCAGGTGACCTCCGGGCTTCAGCACGCGCCAGCACTCGCGCCAGACCGCCGGGCCGGGAACAAACGAGTCCCAGGCGCGCCCCATGAATCCGGCGCCGCGATGGTTGTAGTCGTCGCCCGCTAGCCAGCGACGCAGCACCTCGGCTATGTCCGGCTCGCGGCTCAATCCGTACGGCGGGTCGGTCACGATGGCGTCCACCGACTCGGCGGGCATAGCGGCCATGACCTCGACGCAATCGCCCAGGTGCAGCACCACGTCGCCGTCGTCGAGGTGAACGCTCACGCCTCCACGTCCATGACGGTCTGCTCATCCACGGGGGCGCGGTACACGACCAGCCGGTACGTGTGCTCGCCCAGCCATGACACGAGGCCGTCCTCCCACATGCGTCCCAGCTCCGCCCAACAGGCGACCGTCGATAGCCCCTCGATGCCCTGCGCGATGCGAGACGGCGTGAGCGACTGCCCGCCGGCCATCGCCTCGAGGATCGCGGCACGCCGCTCGTCGCGGTTCACGCCGACACCGCCCCGCGCGCGACGCCCGTGTCCCACGACTCCTTGTTGCGCTGCTGGCCGGCCATCGCGATCACGAGCGCGTCGGCCGCGTCCTGGGGGTGGAAGTCCCAGAGCACCGGCCAGCACTCGAGGGCCTCGGCGAAGGCGAGGACGTCCTCCTTGCTCGCGTTGCCCTTGAGGCCCACTTCCGTACGCCACTCCGAGGGCAGGAGGAACTGCACGGTGACCCACGGCCACCTGCGCTGCACCTCGGCCATCGCCACGCCGACCGCGAGCCCCCCGTCGTACGCCACGCCCGCGAACCGGGAGATCGGATGCTCGATGAACACGGCCTGCACCTCGTGGGTCCGGGGCACGGCGGCGAACCGGTGAATCGCGGCCTGCGTCCTCTCCGCCTGTTCCGGCCAGTTGACGGCCTCGTGCTCGGCCTTGCGCGTGCTGCTCCTCCACAGCTCCTCGCACCCGCACGTCACCGGCTCGCCGGTCAGCAGGTCCACGAGCCCCCATCCCATCCGGCGAGGACTGACGTCCAGGCCAAGGCATAGCGAGGTCACGCTCATCGCTCCTCCCCCGCCTGGTCGTCGGCGAGGGCTTCGTCCACTACTCTCACGTCTACGTCAGAGAGTTGCGGTCTAAACAGCCGCAATAGCTCGGCCAACCGCTCCGCCCGCTCCTCGGCGGCGTCAGCGCGGGCCGTCTCGGCCTGCACGGTGGCCTCTAGGCGGATGACTGACGCGGCGTATGACCGCAGCCATCCGTCCTCATTGCCATCAGACGCCCACATGCGAGAGAAAGCGAGCAGATCGTCCCGCTCCTCCCGCCTCGTAAACGGCTCGACGCTCACAGCGACCACCACCAGGCAGCCCACGCCGAGACACACTCGCTGCACTGGCAGCGCCCATGCGTGTACCGCGCGGGTGCCACGCCTGCTCGCATTTCCTCGCCACCGGCCGCAGGAATCGGGCCAGTCAGCGCAGGGGAAACGCCCTGTCCATCGGGGTCGAGCGATCTAGGGCGCGGATGGGGATACGTCCCATACGGCGCGGGATTCCCGGGTCCGAACACACCCCGTACCACGCTGGTGCCACGCATCATGGTGATTCCTCCTCAATGCGAGCTCGGTAGCGTCGCTGTTGTTCGCGGTGGCAGGTGCGGCACCTCACGACGCCCTCCCGTGATCTGCCGACTTCGACCGGTGGACGGCGAGGATTGCGCGGAGGGCGTCGGCCTGGCTTACGTAGTTCCACTTCTCGCGGAAGTAGTCGCTGGCGTACGACCATCCCTCATCGGCCAGCTCGATAGCGCCGCCCAGCGCTTCGGCCAGCCGCTCCGCCCGCTCCCGCTCTAGCTCAACCTCCTTCTCCCACTGAGCGGCTACGAACTTCAGCCGCTCCTCGACCTCCTGCACGGTGGCCTCCCACCGCTGGTGCGTCACTCCCCAGCGGCGCGGGTCTTGCAGCCTGTCCCGCTCCTCCCGGGTAAGCGGCTCGACGCTCATCGCTCCTCCTCTGCCCGGCACGTCTTGAACAGGTGGGCGAGGCTGTACCCCGTGAGCAGCGCCAGTTCCCGCCACGATGTCCCGGCCTTGTTCGCAGTCCTGCACGCGCCGTGGAAGTCGTCCCGGCAGAACTTGAGGGCGGCTTCTGACTCCCTTAGCCGGTCGAGGGATTCCAGCGCGTCTCGCTCCCACCGCGTCAACTGCTCGCCGCTCATCGCTCCTCCTTCCAGTCCAGGGCGAGCGAGCGCAGGAGGATGGCCCGCGCCTCGCCTTCCCCCTTGGCACGGAGCGCGTCGTAGATCGCCCCGCGGTAGTGCTCGGCCAACCGCTCCGCCCGCTTCCGCTCTAGCTCAACCTCCGCGGTCGCCCGCGCCAGCACGCCGGCCAGGTCGCTCCACTCCGCCGGGTTCTCGCAATCCCCGCACGGACCGAGCCGGAGGTCGAGCATCATCCCCTGCGCCTTCGCGGTCAGCGGGTGGGCGTGCCGGAATCTCGGCTGGCCGCTCACGACGCCCGCCACGCGCGCAGGGCCGCTTCCACGGCGCGGGTGAACTTGCCCACGTCGCCGTCGGCCCCGTAGGTAAGGAACGCCTGCTCGATGGCACCGAGGTACTGATCTGGTGTCAGCATCCGGCACCAGCCCACTCGCCGCGACGGTCCCGCTGCCACATCCACCCGGTCGCCATCGCCTGGGCGAAGACGTTGTGGATGTCGAAGCGGCCGAACGGCGTGCCCGCCCACGTGCCCGGCATGAACTGAGCGGGACCGGCGGCGCCGCTGCCCGCGCGGTTGTAGCGGACGATCCGCCTCTGGTAGCGCTCCCCGTTGCGGTAGCCCTCCGAGAGCCAGCACGAGCGCATCGCCGTCCACGACTGCCCGTAGACGATCCCCGCGATCTGGAGCGACGTCTCGGCGTCCGGCGAGGACCTCAGCACCTGCTCTGCCCGCACGGCACGCGCCCGCCACCTCTCGCGCTGCCCGACCGCTTTGACGAGTTTCGCCGCGGGCACAACGCGCGGGGCATCTTTGGCATAACCGACTGGCGCGGGCGTCGAGTCGGCCTGCGCCCCGGTCACCGCGAGCACGCCGGCGACGAGCAGCACGGCCGGGATCGGCAACAGGTGACGGATCACGCCTCGCCCTCCAGCATCGCGATCACGGTCAGCGGCTCGCGGGCGTAGAGGCCGCGGAGGTACCCGCGAGCCCCTTCGGGCCCGTAGAGAGCGACCTCGGCGAAGTCGGCAGCGCACCTCGCCACCTTCTTCGCGCTCGGCCGCTCCGGCACCTCGACGCCGAGTTCCGTGAGCGCGTCCCTGATCGCCTCCTCCAGCGTCTCCGCGCTGAAGTTGAAGATGGGCTGGTCGTCGTGCAAGGAGAGATGCACAGACGGGCCACCGGTGTCCGCGTTCGGCCAGATGTGCAGCCCGCACCACCCCGCCCGGTCATGCGAGAGCAGGAGCCTCAGCAGGTGCATCGTGTAGGCGTCCATCACGTCGTCCCCCTCCGGTCGATGTAGGCCTTGCCCGTGCCACCGCAGCCCCGGCACTGCACGGGGATCAGCTCGCCCACCGTCCCCAGCTCAAGCGTCTCGAGCAGCAACCGCGCCCCAAGGCACCAGGAGCAGACTTCGGGCACGCGCGGGTCTCCCGTCGCGGTGTAGTCCGGGTTCCACCCGATGGCGTCGAACGTCACCACGCTCACGCGGGCCGACTCGGCACGAGCCGGTAGACGTAGCGTCGGCCTTGCGGGATCCACTCGCGCTCGGCGACACCGTCTCGGTACATCTGGAAGAGGTTGCTCGTCACGGCGTTGACGCTGCGCCCAAGGCGCTTAGACAGTTCGGTAGACGTCGAGGGTCCTTCGGACAGGAGCCGGACAAGGTCGGCACGCGGCGCGACCTTCGCCCTGATTCCCGCCGCGTGGAGCGCCTCGTTCCACGACTTGAAGTGGCGTTCGAACGTGGAGCGCGAGGGCCAGGGGGTGCCACAGTCCTCGGCGATCGGAGCCCGCCCGAGAAACCGGCGCATGTCGTGGAGCGCCACGATCAGCGACTCCCGCGTGTACTTCGCGTTCCCGGCCCCGGTCGGCATAGGCAGATCGACGAGGCACACGTACTCGGTCCTCTCGCCCTGCGACCCCGACCGCGTGCGCTTGCGCTGCCCCGCCCTGCCATCTGCACATGCGTCGTGCGCGGTGATGCGCACCTTGTCGAGACCGATGCCGGTCGCCGCAGCGATCTCACGCGCACTCGCCGGCATGGCTCGCAGCACCCGCCACATCTGCGTGTGCGCGCGCGTCACCGGTGGGGCGGCATCGCGCTTCTCCATCTGCGCCCGGAACCGGAGGACGGCGGCGTCGGTATCCGCCCGCCGGCATGGCCCGCAGAGCCCTTCGGGGTCCGAGTTGTAGGACGAGAGGATCGTGATGCAGGTCTTCCCGTTGCATCGCCGCTTCGTCTGCGCGCTCATCGCTCGCCCTCCGGCCGGTATGCGGCGAGAACTTCCGTCAGCTGGTGAACTAGGACCTCGTCGTGGCGGAGCGCGCGGCTTCGTGCCCACCGAATCGTCTCGGCCAGCCGCTCCGCCCGCACCTCGGCTGCGTCAGCGCGAGCCGTCTCGGCCTGCACGGTGGCCTCGTAGCGCCTGACCGTCTTGGCCGAGTGGACGATGGCATCGTCGGGATCGGCGCCGAACGTGAAGAGGCGGTCAAACCGCTCCTGACTCGTCAACGGCTCGGCGCTCACGACCCGACCGCCCGCACGATGAGCCAGACGAGCCGGTCCACCACGAAGCCGATCAGGGCGATGCTCGCGAGCGTCCCGAGGGCGACCGGCCATGACCAGCGCCGCAGCCGCTCGGAGCCCTCGTAGATCACGGCCACCGGGACCTCCGTGCCGTCGCCGTTGACGTCGTACGGGTAGAAGCGCCCCTGGGACCGGAGCTCTCGCAGGTTCCGATCGGCAGCCTCGTTCATCGGCTGGAATCGGGGGTCGTCGGCAGCAGCCTCGAAAGCCTCAGCGTCGATCACGATGCGGGCGTTCACGACGTCGGCTCCGACTCAGTCAACGGGAAGCACGTCGGCGCGAAGCGGACCGCATCCATGTAGAGCATCCGCGCGAACTTGTTCGACTCCGGGCCAAGGAGGATCATGTCGTCGTGTAACCGCTGCTTCCGGGCCGTCCACTCCTCCTCCGAAAGCGTTTCATCGACCCCGGCGTAGTAGTCCGCCATGACATGAAGGACGCGCGCAATCTGGCGAGACGCCTCCTCCTGGGTCCACAACCTGGCGTCGTTCACGATGCCACCCGCAGCCATGACCACGCGCCGGTCTGGCGCACGCGCACCTTCACGACGTACGTGGGCCGGCCGGTCGGGGTGAACGTGCAGGTGACGCGGGCGACGGTCGCGCCGAATAGGCACTGGCCGCTACCGGAGCGGAGGTGCTGCGCCCGGAAGGCCGCTCGCGTCACGGCAGCCGCCTCGGCCTGGGTGATCTCGTGCGGCCATCCGCTGCGGCGCGTCTCGCGGGCCACGGCCACGATGATCGGCGGCGGCGGGACGTGGGCGTGGGCGATCATGCCGGGTCCTCCATGCGCTCGTTGTTGGTGACCATCTCGCCCGACAGGGCGGCGATCACGTCGTCGTACCGTTCGACCGGGATGTCCTTGCGGCTCGCGACCCCCGCGATGTCACGGACGACCAGCTTGAGGTCCTCGACCGTCACGTCGTGCTCCTTGGCGACGGCCATCATGCGAGCGATCTGCGGCTGGGTGATGGTGCGCGGAGAGCCCTCGGCCGTGTCCACCGACCCGTCCGAGGGCTCATCCGACGCCTGACCGGAGGGGAGAGCTGCGACCGGAGACACTACGTCCGGGAGCTCACCCCCCCCGGTGCCCAGGGAGGGTGACTGGACCTCCCCAGACATGAGCGCCCCCATCGTGACGTCGAGGTCAATCACGGGGACGATGAACTTGCGCGTGAGTCCCGCCTTCTTGGACGTCCGGTGCTCGATCCGCAGGCGACCCGTCAGGAACCGGCCCGTGGCCGATGACATCTGGATCACGTCGATCGTGCCCGGCAGCTCGTAGGCGGCGTTGATTCCGTGCGTCTCCAGCCGCCACACGCCCACGTCGGGCAGGTCGGGGAGCATCACGTTGATGCGCGTGGTCGCCTTGCACGCCCGGTCGTCGGCGTCGCACGAGCAGGGCGTCTCGGTGATGTGGTTGCGCGCCCCGTCGCAGCGGTGCGTGCAGCCCCCCGCGCTCCATTGCTCGTACCACTGAGACACGGGCTCGGCGCTCGGCGGGATGACGATGGGCAGCGTGTCGGTCTTGGTGTACAGCTCGTACTGCCCCTCGGAGGGCGACCCCGGCCACTCGCGCACCTCACCACCCCACAGGGCGGCGGCGTGCTCGAGCAGGTGGCGGGCGGGAGAGGTCAGCCGGAACTCGGACAGCTTCTGCGGCTGCCCCTTGCCGCCCTTGTCGCCCATGCGGATACGGCCGAGCTCGCGCTGGCGCCGCTGGATGTCGAGAATCGCCATCAGGCAGCCCCCCCGAACTCGGCGATGGCCTGCTCCGCGCGCTTCTCGTTGAACGGCGGCTGCACGATGCCGGTGAGCGCCGCCTTCTTCAGCGTCCGCTCCCAGCGGTCCACCGAGAACAGCGCGAGGAACATCTCGTAGAACTCGTCGCCGATCGGCACCTCGTGGAGGTCGTAGCCGTCGTTGCGCAGGTGCAGCACGTAGCCCTTGGTGATCTCGGGCATCGGAATCTCGTCCTCAGCCGGGCCGTGCCACTCATACCACCGCTTGCGGCGCGGCGGCGTGAACTGCTTCGCGCCGGGGTGGAACGGATCGGCGATCAGGAAGTCGGCGTAGGCGTAGGCGTTGATCTGTAGACACGCCTCAGGCCACACGTTCTTCCCGGTCTTGATGTCGATGATCGACAGGTGCCCGTCGATCTCCGCGATCATGTCGAGCGTGCCAGCGTAGCGGTTTGGGTGGCCCCCGCCCTGCCTCAGTCCGTCGCGCCAGTCGTCGTGGTACACCTTCACCTCGGCCGACTCGACGCGGGGGGCGAAGTCCTCCACGAAGCGGGCGAAGTGCAACATGCGCGCCTTGACCGGGAGCGGCCAGGTCGGGACGGGCTTGCCGAGGTTCTGCGCCTCCACGAACTTGTGAACCTCGGTCCCCAGGTCGGCCGCCGTGTTCTTGATGCGGTCGTGCGCCCGCTTGATGTAGTCGAACTGCTCGTCCCTGGTGGGCAGGTGCGCCCAATCGGCACGCTCATCGAGCGCGCACGCCGCGACGGCGTTGCCCGCCCACCACGTCAGGTTCTTCGGCAACAGGCCGGTGAGGCCCGTCACGCTCGGGTACTTGATCGTCTCGTCGGTCATCGGTCCTCCCATGCCGAGAGTGCCCCGGCGATCGTCTGAGTCTCGTGCGTTCCGTAGGCGGGCGTCCAGTAGGAGTGCGGCCCGTCGTGGTCACCGCGCAGGTCGCGCTCGAACTGCGCCCCGTCGTGGTCGCCACCGCCGGCCTGGCCCACCTCGACGGGGTTCATGCCTCACGCTCCAGGTGCTCGCGTGCCTCGCGCTCGGCGGCGTCGGCCACGGAGTAAGTGCTTCCCCCGAGCTGGCGGACCAGCTCGTGGTTCGTCCGCCGCAGGACAGCGACCTCGTCGTGGAGGCGCGCCACCTCCGCGCGAAGCTCCACGATGAGCGCCTCGTCGGGGGTCACTGCGTCACCTCGATTCCCAGCGCCGCGATGATCTGCTCGACCTGATCGGCGCTGATCTTCGCCCAGGAGAGGAACGCCCCGGAGAGGTACGCCTTGTAGAGGTCCGCCCCGGAGAGGTTCGCCCCTCTGAGGTTCGCCCCGGAGAGGAACGCCCCGGAGAGGTTCGCCCAGGAGAGGTTCGCCCCGGAGAGGTTCGCCTCGCTGAGGTCCGCCCCGGAGAGGAACGCCCCTCTGAGGTTCGCCCCGGAGAGGAACGCCCCGGAGAGGTTCGCCCCGGAGAGGTCGGCGCGCAAACCGGCGGTCCCGCCGCGAAGCCACATCCCGTGCAGCCGCAGCGTCTCGGCGATCTCGTCGGGGGTCATCGCTCACCCCGGAGGGCGGCGGGCCGATACGTCCGATGAAGGTTTCGAGGTCCGCCGCTCGGGATCATCCGATAGGCGCGCCTGCTGGCGTGGTCAACCTTCACCACATACACGGGAGGGAGCGCCTTCGCGGCGGGGCGGTATGCCTTCCGCGCGCACCCCGTTTTGCGCCGCGGCGTCATTATGAACTTCCCCTCATTGGCGGGGTTCCATGTGCCAATGATGCGGCGGGTCATCGCTCACCCCGGAGGGCGGCGGTGAGGTCGGCACGGAGCGCGAGGTTCTCGCGGGCGAGGCGGGTCCGGTCGGCGAACAGGACCAGGTTGGCCTTGTGCGTGCCGTCGCGCTCGATGATGAGGCGCTTCACGGTGCAGCGCAGGTCGCCGATCACGGCATAGAGCCGCTCGATGACCTGGGCCGCCTCGACCAGTCGATCGTTGAACAGGTTCGCCGTCTGGCGGTCGCTCATGGACTTCATGGTGTTACTCTCCCCGTCATCTGGCCCGGTCCCCGTCATCGCCTAGGCAGCGGTGGGGGCCGGGTCGGTTGCGTGTTCGTAGAGGTCATCGACGCTGACTCCGAGAACCTGAGCGATCCGGCCGAGCACGTTGGCGCCCGTCTCGTGGGTGCCCTGCTCCGTGCGGCGGATCGTGTCCTCGGACACGCCGACCGCGACGGCCAGGACACGCTGCGACATGCCGGCGGCCTTGCGCGCTTCGCGGATTCTCTCGGTGCTCACGTTCATGCGGCGATCGTATACCCGCATATCTGCCGGTGTCAAGCCGGGGGCCAGCGAAAGCAGGTAGCACTACGGGCCGTAGCGGCGACTCCCGGCACCACGCGCCACTTCTACGGCGGGTCGGCAGAAAGGTGGCGCGGCGCTGTACCGCGAGACAATGTGCCGCGGTACAGCCGCTCAGCGCGCACTCGGCGCATGGCGAGGTAGGTCAGCAGGTCGGCGACCTCCTCGCGGGCTTCGGCGTCGAACCAGTGCAGGGGGCGGGTGATCCAGTCGCCGTCGTGCTCCTTGCAGCCCGCGAGGTACCGCTGACGGATCAGTACGTCCAGTCCGTCCGGGCGGCGCAGGATGCCTTGCGCCTCGCGCAGAGCGTCGTCCAGGTGCGCTTCGATCTCCGGCCACATAGCGGCGGCGTCGTGATCCCCCTCGCTCACTTCACGCCTCCATGTCCAGTCAGTCGGCGAGGAAACCCACTCCTACCGGCGCACGATGAACACGACGGCGCAGACGATTCCGAGCACGATCAGGATGGTGAGCAGGTCCATCAGTTCTCCTCGTTCGGGAACAGGTAGGTGGCGACGCCCGAGACGGCGGCGATGACCGTCCCGGCCAGGACGGACGCGCTGAACGCGACCTCCCCGGAGACCCAGCCGGCGAGCGGCAGGGCGAGGAACGGCACGATGAAGGCGGCGATCGCCTTGCGGTACTTGGACAGGTTGCGCATTGATGCTCTACCTCCGTAGTGACTTGACGATGGTTCGTGCCGACCCGATCCCGAAGCCCGCCGCGCGCAGCCGGCGGATCACGGCCGAGTCGTTCCGGTTGGGGACGGTGCCCTGGTGTCCCGATCGCAGGGAGGCGACGATCTGTCCGACCGACCGGGGGCCGAAGCCCGCGAGTGCCAGCCTCTCGGGAAGGGTGATGAGGTCGATGGGCTCCTCGGGCCGGGGGGCGTTGACGATGGTCGCCATCGCGGCATCCCCCGGACACGCCGTGGACGTGTTCTCCCGGTGCCCCCGCAGGTCGCCCGCCTCGATCAGATCGGCCAGCTTCCACACCGCGCTCCGCTGGCGCTCGCTCGGGGGCGTCGTCGAGTAGTCGCCGATCAGCGCGACCGAGGGCTCGTGGTTCTTGCCGGGCGAGTGAGCGGCGAGCGCGTGCCCCCGGCCCTCGTACACGCCGCCCCACACGTCAACGAGGTACCCGTAACCGACGTCATTCCATCCGCGCGACGGCCCCATGTGGAAGGCCTGGATCTGCCGTACCGTCTGAGTGCTCGGACCTGTGGTGTGATGCACCCACAGGTCAACGCCCGCCGGCCAGTTGACGGCGACGCGCGAGCGGGGCGGGGCCGCTCCCCACTCCTTGCGGCTCACGATTCGCACGGGTGCCTCCTTCATCGCAGGGATTCGCAGTCGAACGGTATCAGCCGGGCCTGGTATGCCTCGCGCTGCTCGAGTGACCGTCGCCGCGTCTCGACGTACGATTCGTCGGCCGTGTCCGGCACCACGCGCAAGCTGCCCTTGAGCACGCTGATCGACTCGGCGTTGTCGAAGGCCAAGTAGGCGCGGATGAAGTTCCCGCGCTCGCAGGAGGACACGGCGATGTCCGTCCGCTGGCGATCGTTGGTCGAGGCGACGACCTGCACCGACACGATGGCGATGGTGAAGATCGCCATGAACGCCACGATGAGGCGACGCGGGTGCGCCATCATCACACGCCGCCGAGCTGAGTCGCTGCGATCAGCACGGAGACCACCAGCATCACGAGCCCGGCGGCGATGGTCCACAGCACGCGCTGGATAGCCTCCAGCCGGTCGGCGAGCACCTTGGTCCGTTCCGACAGCAGGGGGATCTGGTCCACCTGCACAGACATCTTCCCGACCTCCCGCTCTACGTGGTCAAGGCGCCACGACAACTCCCCCGCGCGGGGAGCATCCGGCTCAGGGCTCATCCGAGGGCCACGCGCGCCGCGTCGATGCGGCCCTGTAGCGCCTGCGCCACCGCAAGGGCGTCGTCGCGCTGCGCGATGGCCGTCCGCTCCCGGTCGAGCGCCTGGTCCCGCTCCTCACGGATCGGTGCACAGGGGTCCGGCGGATCGGGCGGCGGCGGCGGCACGGTGACGCCCGACGCGACGTTGACCTGGAATCCGTCGAAGGTGACGAGCGCGCCTGCCGCGTCGTGCAGGGCGGCGTAGAGCGTCCGCACCTCCCCGGCCGCCGGGCGGGTCGCGAGGTTGAGGGATCCCGCGTGCGGGGCGTCCGTCGCCCTCTGGGTGACGCTGACGTCCGTACCGCCGAGGCCGACGTACAGGACGTACCCGGCCGGTGCGTCGGTCATGGTGACCGACCAGGGGAGCGTGCCCACGTGGGCGGTGTCGCGGACCGGGGCGGCGATGGTGACCTTCGGGGTCGCGGCCGGGGGCGGCGGCGGCGTGATCGGGCCGGGCCAGGCGGGGAGCTGATCGTCCATGTCTGCGCTGAACAGGATCATGTCGGATACGTCGTAAACCGACCGGCCGTTGATCGCGGCGTTGCGGTAGTTGGCGTGCTTCCAGTACGACCCCGCCGTGGCCTGCATGATCGTCGCCCCGGTGAACTGAGCCACAAGCACGCCGTCACGCCAGACGCGGATGTAGCCCGCGCTGCCCGCCGTGAGAAAGACGTCCATCAGCATCGCGTAGGGGCGGCCGATGACGATAGGACCGATGTCGTCGTAGCGCGCAGACGAGCGGCCCGCGTTCGCATTCAGCCGGCGCCGCTTGTCGGGACCGACTTCGAGCATCAGGAGCGCCTGGTCAAACGGTGAGACGTTCGGCCCGTGGATCTCCGGTCCGATCACCTGCCAGCGGTCGAGGCTCGTGGTCGGCATCTCCACGAACCGCTCGTACCAGCGCAAGATGCGCCGGGCGCCCAGCAGGTAGCCGCCGAACTGCGAATCTGCACGCTCGTTCTGCATACCCGATCCCGCGCCGGTCTGCCCGTCCACGAGGGTTGATCGCAGCCACGGCTGCCCGGTCGGGCCGAGCTCGGCGAGCTGCACCGGCAGGGCGTTCTCCCAGCTGAAGCCCGCCGGGGTCCGCAGATCGCGGTGAATGGCGAGCGTCATGATGTCTCCCTGGTGGTGGTCATCGCAGAGCCGCCGCGGTGAGAACGTCGAGGCGGCTGAGGGTCGGGGCTCATCGCAAGACCTCGACGAAAAACTGAAACTCGACGAACGAGTCGGCCACACCCGTGTTTTGCAGCCTCACAAAGAGGCGGCCGTCTGCCGCCGTCCACTGGGTCGCATAAGCGGTGATGTCTACCTCGATCGGAAGGGTCGACCACGTTCCGCCAAGGGCGGTCGTGCGGCTGACCGTGTTGATCTCGGCTCCGATCGCCATGTCCGTGCTATTGCGGACGATCCGCAGCGTCGCCTTGACCACCTTGTCCCCGGGGAGGAGCGGGACAATGGCGTATGTGCTGAACCCCGCGGCGAGGATCGTGCCGGTCACGTAGCTCGAGGGGAGCGTGACCTTCTGGCCCTGGTAGGCCCGGGACGGCGCGATGGCCGAGCGCAGAAGGCCGCGCATCGAGCGGGCCGCCGAGCGCGGGCGCTGGCGGAATGCGACCTGTGTCCCGGTGCGCCCCTCGGCGCCAAAGGACCGGGTGACCTGGAGCATCTGGCGGGGCGTCGCATCCTCGACGCCGATGTCTGGCAGCAGCAGTCGCACGCCGTCACCGGGGCGCCAGCGCATCGCCGAGAGGACCGAGGACAGCGGCCAGGTATCGGCCAGCCTCTCCTGCCCTCTCGGCGTGCCCCGGACCTCTTCCCACGGGCTCGCGCGCAGGGCGAGCTCGGCGTTCAGGCGTGCCTCGAGCAAGTCGCGGAAGGCGATGTCGCCGGCGTCCACCCACGACGTCAAGGCGAAGAGGCCCGAGGCGAGGTTGGTCAAGTCGGCGAGGTTGGCGGTCACCTGCGACCCGGCCCCATCGGCGATCCCCGATCCGGCTCCGATCAAGGCGAGGGACTGCTCCGATGCGTCGATCGTGGTGCCCGGCGAGAGCAACGGCTCGGCACCGTCGGAGTCCTCGACCTCCATCACGACGTCGGTGTCGCGCCCTACCCGAAGGCGCGGCACGAGACGCCCGGGGAACTCGCCCGACTCCAACTGCATCGGCTCGCACCAAAGCTGGTAGCCGAACTGCGCCCCGACGCTCTGCACCATGTCGAAGTGCGAGCTGCCCTGGACGCGGTTGTCGAAGCACCCGAGCGGGCTAAGCGAGGTCAGTGGGATCACGCGCTTAGTGCTCGCGGTGATCGACGTGCCGCCGGGGTCGGTGTACGTCGATCCGGGCGGCGTGAACTGCAACCGGATGACGGGGGCCGCCGTGTCGCAGAAGTATTCGAGGACCACCGGATACCAACCCGCCGCCGAGCCGAAGTTGGCGGCCGTCCAGGTTCCCGTACTGGTGCCCGAGGCCGCGACCCAATCGTCGATGAGCTGGTCGCCCCAGGCGGTCTTGCCCACCCATAGGCGCACACCATCGGTAACCGTGGTCGTCTCGAAGGTGTAGTTACCGAGGTCACCGCGCAGATAGACAGCGCCGAACCAGCGCACTGAGAAGTAGTCTCCCGAGCCGCCGATCGGCCCCGGGAGCGAGAGCCCGCCGGAGGTGTCGATAACCGGGTCCAGGCGCTCGGGGGCGTCCGTCACGCGGTTGGGGGACATGATGCGCGGGTAGCGCGCAGCAGTGGAGAGCCCTTGGAGGTCGGCGTCGCTGAAGTAGCGCCCGCGCAGACCTCCGTGCGGGTAGCTACCCGGCAGGACGTAGGAGCCGAGGTCGCTGCCGCGGGCTAGGAACGGCTGATACTCGGTGAACTCGAAAGAGTCGATATAGACGGTGTGGGTTCCAGACCCGTCCGATCCCGCCCTGATCTTGAACTCGTATGGTGATCCGAACCCGCTGTACCCGATGAATCCGATCAGTTTCCCGTTCACATAACCACCGAGCCAGCGGCCTTGCCGCTCCACAGTGACTGTCGCGGGCCCAATCTCGTGAAAGTAACTGAGACCGTCTATCAGGCTCTGCACCGATCCGCTCGAAACGGCCTCTAGCCGCATCGGTCGGGGGGTCGTGACAGCGAAAGCGTCGCCAAAAGTGAAGTCACTCTGCAAGTCGCCCGCGGATCGGAGCGTGACTCTGAAGCTCGATGTACCCGTCGTCGTCGTGAATCGGTCGACCTTGCAGGTCATGCGCCAGAAGTCTGAGGAGATGCTGACTGATCGCGAAACTTCAGAGACCCCGGCACCCGTGCCGGTTATCACTAGCTGGCCGTTGCTTACCGACCGCGAGCCGGTCTCTGCGTTCCAGTTCAGCGTCGTGTGGTCGTCGGCGATGACCGCCACCGGGACGCGCGTATACGCCTGCATCACCTCCTGCGGCGCGGCGGTCCACGAGCGGTCGCGCTCGTAGGCCCGGCGAAGCAGGCTCCATGCGTCGCTGCCCGAGATGGTCACCTTGCCGCGGTCGATCTCCATGCGCGTGATCGAGCCGACGAACTCAAGGTGGTCGTCCCGGTAGATCTCGACGAACTGGAGCGCCTTGTCCGGGTCAAAGAGCGTGCGCCACTGACCCTTGGTACCAACCGCGTTCGGGAAGGTGAGGCTGAACTCGCCCGAGTCCCCGAGACGCCCGGAGTAGCTGCCCTCGACCAGATCGTCAGAGGTCGGCGCGCCCGAGCTCGGGAGCCAGGTGAATCCGTAGGTGCGCCCGAGCACGGTGGCCGTGGCACCCTCCGAGGCGCGGAAGGCGGTCGGGTGGATATGGCGGATACGGTGGCCGCGTCCGTCGATCAGGGAGACGACGCCCATCAGCGGGCCGCCACTACCTGCGGCGAGCGCGCGTCGTACAAAATCTCGCGCCCCAGGTCTCGCCCGCCGTCGCGTTGCCCGTTCACCGAGTCGATCGCGTCGGTCGTCGATGCGGCGTTGATGCCGACGTGCGCCGAGATGTAGCCGCCGAGCGCAAGGCGTACGTCGATCCCGTTGCGCGCCGCGCCGTAGGCGCTTGAGTTGTTTTCGATGCGTCCGGTGGCCCCGGACTGGAGGACGGCGAGGATCAGCGCGTTCACCGCTGACCGGCGCATCAGCAGCCAGTTCTCGCCAGAGAAGGTAGCCGCGCCAACCGCCGCGGCGGCGAACGATGGCACGCCGGTCGCGGTCTGGAGGGAAGCGTCGAACTTGTTGGCCGTCTCGGTGCCGGTCGGGGCGCTGATCCGGTAGATGTGGATGCCCGCGCCGGCGACGCCCGAGGTCTTGGTGGACGGGTAGACCTCGAAGCGCGGCCCGTTCCACCCGCGCTGAAGGGTGATGTAAATCTCCTCACGGCTCTGGGCGTCCGCCGCGACCCGCATCACCACGCGCACAACGGCGCGCTCATGGCTCCACTCGACCAGGCTCGAGGACACGAGCGTGTCGCAGAAGGCGGTCGAATCGCCCAGTCGCTCGATGAGCACCTTGCCCTGCTCATCCCACGCCGCGCCGGTCCATCGATCGATCGCGAATCCATCGACATTGGCAGAGTCGTAGCGCACGCGCACGAGCGAGTTATCGAGCACCGGGACGTCGGTCGCGGCGGTCCATCCGGTGCTCTCCCAGTCGGGTCCGTAGACCTCCTGCCACTCGGCGGCGGGCCCGGCGGTCGGACCGGTGAGCGTGCCGCGCCGGTCGTAGGCGATCACGTCGCCGAGGTTCATGCTGGCGGCTGCCTGCTCGAAGGTGATGACATCGAGGTTCGCGCCACTGACGACGGCTCGCAGCGACGATGATCCGAAGCCGCTTCGAGCCGTCGTCGTGAGCGTGGGGATCGTCCCGGTCGATGTCGTCGGGTCAGTGATCGTGGACGGGAGCCACGTCAACGCGGTCGGGCTGCCCATCGCGGAGAAGTTGGTCGAGTAGACGCGCCTTAGGTAGTCGCGTGCCTCGGTCGAGACGCGCCGGTCGCGAATGTAGACCGAGACGCCGCGCCGATGGGTGCGCGCCCGTCCGACCAGTGCCAGCTCGACGCCCGTGAAGCGCCAGAAGGCCGATCCCAGGGAGCCGATACCGGCGACGTCGAAGGTCGCCGATCCCGGGACGTACCAGCCGTCCTGCTCGGCGTCCTCGGTCCACGCGACGTAGAGCCCCTGCAAGCGCATCGGGAGATTGTTGAGCATCGAGCGCAACTGGCGGCGCACGCGCTGGCGATCTGCAACGGTGTCCCCGCTGGCTCCCGGGAAGCTGGTAAGACCGGCGGAGACGGCAAGCCCGGCGCGACCACCGGGTACCGGCGTAGCGCCGACGCGAGCGATCGTCTCACCGACCGACTCGGCGAAGCTCTCCGGGTCTTCAAGGCTGAGGCGTCCGATGACGATGCTCAAATCCCTACCTCCGCACCGGTCAAACGATCGCTGCTCGGCGGAGCCAGCGATCCAAGGACGTAGTCCTGGCCGCGGAAGCCGAAGGTCACCGACCCGCCGAACGACTGCTTGACGGCATCGGTGTTCGCGTTGAGGGCATTGGTGTTCGCCATCGTCGCTTCTATCTGCTCGCGCGACTGGCGCGCCGAGAGGGCCGCGCGCGCGGCGTCGGCGATTCGCCGCGGGTCACCCGATGCCCGGGCGGAGGCAAGCTCGGCGTTCGCCTGGCCCTCGATGGCCAGGGCGGCGGCGAGGTCGTCCCCGAGATCCGGCGTCAGTGCGGCTTCGGCGGCGGCGGCATCGAGATAGTCTCCCGCGGTCGGTGCGGCGGCGGCGGCTTCGGGCGCGTCGGTCGGAACGGCTGCGGCCGAAGCCGCCTCGGCCTCGTCGGTGCGATCGAGCGCGGAGACCTGCTCGCCGAGGTCGCGAAGCTCTAGCGCGAGGTCGCGGTAATCCACGGCGAGACCTTCGAGTTCTTCGCGGATGCCGTCCGCGGTGGCCTTCATTGCCGCGCGCCGGTCTAGTGCCGCCTGCCGCTGATTGACCCATTTCGGACCGGGCACCCTGACCTTCATCCGCGCCGAGATGTCGAACCTCTTTAGCTTGACGATTAGAGCCTTGCGGCGTGCGTTGATCTTTCTCCGCAGGGTGTTGACGGTCGTCTTGCGAGCGGCGATGAAGGCGCGTTCTCCCTCCTGGCTGACGTCCTCATCGCTCACCCCGGGCTTGCGGGCACGGGTCTCGGCGTCAATGCGCGCGGAACGCCCGCGGCGGTCTCCCGCACTGGTCGTGCGCGCGAGGTCCGTCGGCGATCCGACGGGGGCGCCACGGAGGCCGAAGCTAGGATTCGACGGCAGCCGGCGTCGTTCCTGCGACTCTTGCCCCGGGCGTCCGCCGCCGCCGGTCGGGACGCCCGACAGATTGAATCTCGGGGCGGCCGGTGGATTCAGCAGCTTGTTGTAGAGGCTCTGCACGCCATCGGCTGCACTGCTCGCGGCGGCGCCGATGTTCCCGAGAGCAGTGGCAAGCGCGGCGTTGATCGACGCCTTGGAGAGCCGGTTTAGCTCATCCCGTAGGGCGCGAGCCTCGGGGGTCGCGCCGCCCGCCGCCTTCGCGGCGCTATCGCTCGCGCGGGCGCTTGCGAGGAGCCTCAACGCCGCGTCGCCGGACTTGTCGGCGAGATTCTTTTGGGCGCTTGCAAGGGCCTTTTCGAGCGGGACCAGATCCTTTGTGCTTCCTCCGAGTTGACGGGTCACGTTCACGCGCTCCCTGGCGATGTTCACCGCGCGCTGCGCCTGGTCGACCTCCTTGGTCGTCGCCGCCGTGGTCTCACGGGCCGCGTCGGTAGCGCCCTTGGTCGCGTCCCGCTGCTCCCTCTTAGCCGATGAGAGGCCGAGGACCGCTCGCCGAAGTTCGAGCTGCGCCCTGGTGGCCTCGTCAGATCTCTTGCCGTAGGTGCGCTCGGCCTCGGCGACCGCCTGGGTCGACTCCTTGAACCGCAGTTGCGCTTCCTTGATTCCGATGTTCGCTCCGGTCAGGCGGTCGGTTGCCGCCTTCTGAGCGTCAAGCGCGCTCGCGGCCTCGCGGCTGGCCGAGGCGGCCCCCCTGGTCGCGTCCGAGAAACCACGCTGACTGGCCTCTGCGTAGCTGGTGCGCTGCGAAAGGAGCGCGATGCCGACACCCGCCGCTGCGACGGCAGCGACGAACAGACCGATAGGGCTGGCCGCCGTCGCCGCGGTCAGCCCCTGGGTCGCGATCGTTGCGATAAGCGATGCGGCGGCGGCGGCCTTGACCGCCACGGTGTAGGCGGCATAACCGACTCCGGCGGCCAGAGCGAAGCCGGCGAGCTTCTGGAGCGTGGCTGCATTCTCCTTGACGAACCCGCCGAATGAGACCATAACCGGAATCAGCTTGTTCCCGAGCGAGGCCTGGAGCTCCTCGAACTCGGCGCGCGCGATGCGCAACTGGTTCGGTAGCGACTCCCCGACCGTGCGGCCGAAGTCCCCCTGTGTGTCCTTGGTGTCCTTCAGGATGAGGGCGTAAGTCGCTTGCGCTTTGGCGTTCGCGTCGAGGGCTCCCTTCCCTTTGTAGATCCCGAGTGAGAGCGCCTCCTGCTTCAGCCGCGCGTCGCTCAAGAATACGCCGAACTTGCGCAGTGGCTCGCTCTCGCCGGCGAGCCCCGAGCGGAGTGCATCGAGCGCCTCTTCGGGGGTGGAGTTGTTGAAGCTCGCCATATCCGCGGCCAGCTGAACGAATCGAGTGCTGACCTTCGCTGCCTCCGCCCTCGCAAAACCCATCGGCACGAGCATGTTGCCGAAGGTGCCGGTGGCCTCCAGGGCTGCGCGCTGCGAGATACCGAGAGACGAGGCCGTCGTCTTAGAGAACGCAATGACGGAATCGGAAGCCGCCCCGAAAACAACGCTCGCCTTGCTGATCTGCTCGCTGAGGTCGGACGATGCCTGCACACCCTTGACCGCAAAAGCCGCTACGAGCGCTCCACCGGCTAGCGCCGCTCCCACGGCGATGCGTTTGAGGGCGGCCCCCGCTCGCGACGAGCTTTTGTCCAGGCCGCCGAGGTCACGATTGACGCCTCCGAGGGCGCGCTGAAGGGATTGCGCGTCACCCGAGATCACTACCTCAAGGCGGCGGGTACTCACGAGTCCTCGGACAGCTTCTCGTAGGCGGCGGCCATCAGATCGAGCTCACGGCGGGTCAACTCTTCGACTTCCCACGGCCGGACGCCGAAGAGCTGGCCGTGGTACGGGCGCCACTCGAGGCGGACGCGCTCGCGCGCTTGCGCGAGCCGGTGGTAGGAGGGACCGGGGCGTCATCCTCCATTCCTGCCGAGAGCGACTCCATCGTGATCGAGGTCACGTCGTCGAGTAGCAGGTCGGGCTCGTTATGGCGGCGCACCAGCCATACCAGCCAGCACGTCGATTTCATCGAGGCGAAGTCGATCCCCTGGAACGACTCGCCCCACTCATCTTCCATCGCGATCATGTCGGCCGCCGTGAGCTGACCGGCCGTGTAGGTCTCCGTGCCCCAACGGATCGTTAGCTCATTCTCCATCGCCCCTCCCATTAGGTAAGCCCGCCGCGCCCGGCCCAGACGCCGGCGACGTCGTCGATCACTTCCTCCAGGCGGCGCACGACCTCGCCGCGCTTTGCCTCCAGGGCGGGGGCGATGAAGGCGCGCGGCCCCGCGGTCGTACCGCCAACCAGGCGACCAGTCAGCGCGTTGGTCATCGTCCCGGCCCGACCTCCCTCGAACTCGATCCGCCGCGGGTACGGGTAGCCGCCCGGATACCCGCGCGAGACACGTCGGGCGTTGACTCGCACGCCTGCCTTGTTGCCACTGGTAAACGAACGGACAGTGCCCTTCAGCTTGCCGCTCCGCACGGGCGCACGACGCCTCGTCTCGTCGGCCACGATCTCCGCCGACTCCTTGAGCGCCACGCGCACGCCCTTCACGAGTACCGGATCGATGCGCTTGAGGTCACGCCGGAAGGCCGCGAGGCCCTCGATGCTGATCGCGGTCGTCGCCATCGCTACGCGACCGTGTCCGTCGTGCGGTAGACCAGGTTGTAGGGGGAGAGCGTCCCCGAGGCGAGGCCCACGAAGGGAACCTGCATCTCAAGGATGTCGGGCCCGCCCACGTTCGGCGTCTGGCCGTCGTAACGGGCGACGGGGATTCCGACGGCGAGCTGGTAGAGCGTGCCCGCCTCGGTAGTGCCGCCCTGCCACGTCCCGGCGAGGGTGCCGGTCGTGCCGTTGACATAGCGGTTGTATTGGGTCAGTGACTCGAACTCGACGGTAAAGGAGCCCGAGACTTCGGCCATTGACGCCTCAATCGCCTCTTTCCTCAGAGTCCCGCCCGATGAGCGATGCAGGTAGCGGTTCGTGTCCAGGCCGTGGCTGACGTTGAACGTGAAGCTCTTCACGTCGAGCGACGCGCCGCTGAGGGAGAAGGTGCCGCCGACCCAAGACAGGAGCCCCTGGGTTGCCGGGTAGGAGACCGCCGCGAGCGCGACGCCGGTCTGCTCGTCGATCGACGTGAGTGTCGTCGAAAGGGTCAGGAGGCCGTCAACGTCGCTGGATAGGGACGCTTCGGTGACCTTCACGCCGAGGTATGAGAACGGGTTGACGGTGCCGGCGGTGTCCGGCCGACCGATCTGGAGCGTGAGCGCGCGGCCGAAGTTGAGCGTCTGCACGATCGTGATGTCGCGCGTGAGAGTGCCGCCCGCGGGGGTCGCCATCGACCATGTGCCGCCGCCGAATGCGTAGGCGAGCGGAAGCCCGAAGCCACGGTCGGCAACCTCGAAGGCCACCTGGCCGCTGATGGAGCGCTTGCCGGCGACCCAGCGGTCGGCACGCAGGGTACGGGTAGAGGAACGGATCGCCTTGGATTCGACGCGCTCGACGGTGAGCTGAACGCTTTCTGACACGAACTCCAGAAAGCGCGTGGGGACGGCATAGGTGCCGACGGTTGTCTCGGCCACCATGCCGATCTGGGACCACAGGCCGGAACGACTCATCGGTCACTCTCCTTCTTGGGCTTTTTCTTGACGGGCTGAAAGTTGGAGGGCTGGTCGAGAAGGGACGCCCCGAGGTCGTCGGGGACATCGACGGGCTCGCCCAGCCGCGCGGCGAGCTCGCCCAGCCCGTAGGGAATCGCGACCCCTTCGACGTGGGGTCCGACGTAGACGACCTGCATTGGCTTCTCCCTTAGATCCGGTTTGTGCAGGCGACGCGGACGGTGATCCGCGCCTCTCGTTCCTCGACGGAGACGGGCTCCTCGAGGTCTGTAGCGACGACGAGTGCCGTACGCACGACGCCGCCGAAAGCGTTACCCGGGGCGCTCCAGACGCGGAGCGAATCCTCGATGAGCGCGGCGATGGCAAAGGCGCGCTCGGTGAGCGTCTGCTGCGGCTCGCGCACCGGGGAGATGCACGAGACGACAACATCCTGGGTCCACTCCTCCTCACGGCGGCGCTGGCCCATCGCGGCGCTGGCCTGGACGGCGCGGGCGTCGCCGATCCACACCCACTCCCGCTCAGGTCCCGCCGGAGCCGGGCGCCCGTAGGTCACCTGGACAGCGCCGAGGGCGGAGTCGAGACGGGTGAACAGCGCCGCCTTGAAGGTGGGTACCGTGGAGGTCACGGCGTCCCCAGCCTGGCCCAAGGCATCAGCAGCGACCACGCGGCGGCGGGTATCGCCCATGTGGCCGAGCGGTCGGGGGCGATCTCGCGGGCGAAGCCGCCGTCGGCGGCGTACTCAGAGGCCGCCCGGTCGAGCCATGACGACACGGTGAGCACCGCCGCGCGGCGGACTTCCTCGGCGACCGGGACGGACCCGAAGCATCCCCAGTTACCAACGATCCGCAGCCGAGCCTCGCCGAACTCGCGAGCGACCGTCGAGACGAAGCTTAGGCGCGACGAGAAACGGATCTGCTGGTAGGTGTCGCCGAGGCTCGCGCCGCCTTGGGGGAGCAGGAGGTAGTCGGAGTCTGCGACGAGCACCTGCGGGCTCTCCTCGGGGTGAAGGGTCATCGTGGTGACCGATCGCAGGTCGTTCGGGGCCAGGTCAAGGAGACGGTCCCGCAGGCCGAATGAGCGCGTGCCCCCGGTCGGTCCGATGAACTCCCGTTGGCAGCGGCTGGCGAAGGCGGGTGCGACCGCGACGCAAAGGCCGAGGATCAGGTCGTCGCTCGCGGCCGTCGATAGCTCGAGGGCGCTCTTCACGTCGTCCACCGAGCAGAGCAGGTTGGCGCCAAGGAGCGTGCGCTCGACGGTGAACGTGCCCTCGTCAACGCCGGCCGCCGCACCGGTACCGGTCCACAACCACGCCCATGTCCCGGCCGTGCCGACCGCGATCTGCTTGGAGTACGCGCCCACCGAGTCGCGGGTGATCGTCGCGGCGGCGAAGGTGTAAGTCGTCGAGACGCCGAGTGGATCGCGGACGGTAAGGGTGATGGTCGTCGGGTCGGTGAGGACCGCCCCGACCTTGAAGGTCGTCGCCAGGGAGACCGTGTCACCTATCTGGGTAATCGCCATCAGCCGACCTCCACCATGACTCGCGTTGTGCCCGTGACCTGTGCGACCTCGGCGCTACCACCGACGACCGCGACCGGGCCGGAGGTGGAGCCAACGACGAACGCGGGGACTGCGCTGTCCTGCCGATCGCCGGACGTAGTGAACGTCACGAAGATGGGTGCGGCCACCGCTCCGAAGGTGGCGCGCGTGCCTGCGGTCGTGGTCGCGAACACCAGCGGGACGGCGACGATCCCGAAGCTGCCGAGGATGGCCGACGTGGAGATCGACAAGGCGATCGGCAGGGCGGTTGCGCCGAAGGCCGTGCGCGATCCGGCGGTCGTGGCGGTGAACGTGAGCGGTAGGGCGGTGGCGCCGAACGCCGTGCGGACGCCGGCCGTGGTCGCCGTGAAGACGATCGGCGTCGCCGTTACTCCGAAGGTCTCCTTGAAGCCTGCCGTCGTTGCGGAGAACGTCCAGGTCGATGCGCTCGCGCCGAAGTGGGTGGTTACTCCGGATGGGAGGACCTGAAGGAGCCGCCGTGTCGATGCGCGGGCCATCTAGTAGCCCGTCGTCGTCCGCGTGAAGCCGAACAGGGGGTAGCCGGTGCTCGCCCATGCGGCACCCGTCATCGCCGCCGGTAGAGTCGCCGCCGCCGCTTGCTGGAGGAGCCCCATCAGGCGGCCCGGTTCGGTGACGAACGCTGCTGCGCCGAACATGGCGTTTGTCGTGCCAGAGCAGGACATGGCGAAGTAGTAAGAACCGGGGTTCAGAACGAAATTACTCGCCGCGCCGTACTGGATCGCGCTCGCGCCCGACTGAGCGGTGGGACCCATCCGGTAGACCGCAGCTCCGCCGAGTGTGTATATGCCGATGTCCACGTTCGATGCGGCCGACGAGCCATTGGCCCAGAACGGGCGGCGGATCGGGTAGTGGAGCGCGATCGTGTATGGGACATAGATCGCGAGGTCCGCCGCGGGCCATGCAATCGACGCGCCCGCCAGCGATAGTCCGCCGAGGGGGCGAGCAAGGAACGCCGGCGAGTTCTGATCCCAGGTCGAGAGGTGAGTCGGAAGGACCGTGTAGCCGGGGAAGTCGCCCACTAGAGCGCCAGCGACTTGAGCGCGACCACGACGTGGGGCACGTAGGCGGCCGTCACATTTGCAAACGTCGCCGTCGCCGGGATCGTGCTAACCGCCTCCTGCCGGACGCCGCACGCCCTCAGGATGATCGCCGAGGGCTGCGTGCGAAAGAACGTCGAGGTTCCAAGGGTCTGTCCGCAGGCTATGAGGTAGGTGCCCGGCGTGAGCGTCGTGTCCGCGATGTCGAAGACCTGTACCACGCTCGTACCGGCCTGCGCGGTCGGGCCGATGCTCACGAGCCGGGCGCCGTTTTCGTCCATGATCCCGACATCGGTGTTGCCAGCCGCAACCGTCCCGTTGTATGTCGCCATCTGGTAGGCGATACACGTCTGCTCGACCTGGACGGGAATGTAGAGCGTGCGGGTTGCGGCGGGCCACACTCCCGACGCACTCGTGAGGCCCTGGCACTGACCGACCCGACCGGCGACCGAGTTGCGGCCCATCGTCGAGATGACCGCATCGGGGGGGGCGGACCAGAAGACTTGTGATGACGGGAAGTCGCCCATTTTAGTAGGCCAAGACCTTCCAGGCGAAGGCCCGCGACGTGCCCGTCGTCTGCTTGAGGGTGAATCTCAGCGAGCCCGCGTCGGTCAGTTCGGAGGAAATCGGAACGCTGATCTTGATGAGGTCGTCCGCCGGTTGGGCGTCGGCCCACGAGTCCTTATAGGCAACGCGCCGCGTGCCGCCCGTGAGAACTATCTGGTAGATGCGCAGTTCAAGGGTGTCGGCCGCGACCATGTTCACGCAGTCCACGTGGAGCGTGAATGTGCCAGCGACCGCGACATCTAGCAGCGTGTGCTCGGTCGTGACGGTCGCGGTCTGCGTTCCCGATCCCTGCGCGGTGACGGGCATCAGGCCGCGATCGCCGTCAGGGTGATGTCGAGGTCGCCGGTCGCGATGGTGAACGTGTCGCCCGCGGTGACGGCCCGCGACACGGCCAGATCGTCAGAGCCGAGGAACGTGCCGGCGGAGACGGCCGACCAGAAGGAGACGTGCGAATAGGTCTCCGTGTTGGGCACGGACGTCCAGGTGACCGCGGCGTCGCTGGTGATCGCACCACCCGATGCGACGGCCATCGACGCGGACTGGCGCGTGGTGTTGGCGGCGGGCGACGTCGCTCCGGCCGCGCCGGGGTCGCCAAGGTGCAGCTTGACGAAGAAGCCCGCGGGCGCCGTGTAGTTGGTGGCGTTGCAGATCGCGTCGAGCCATGCGTTCGCAACGCCTGAAGCTAGTCCGATGGCCATAGTTCTCTACTCCTTGTGGCGGTGGGATGGCGAGCGCCGCTCGGCGCCCGCCATTCCGTGCATCGCGCGCAACTGGTCTTTCAGTGCGGCTATCTCCTGCTCGAGCGCCTCCTCCTGCTGGCCGTGGTCTTGGCAGAAGGCGAGTCGCTCGGTCATCGTTTTGATCCGGCGCTCGATGGTTTTTGCGGTTGGGTTCATGTGAAAGGTGGGCGGGCCCGGCCCCGAAGGACCGGGCCCGTGTTCCTAGAACGTCGGGGTTCCCAGGCCGGTACCGCGGACAGACGAGATCGCCGTCGGGTATCGGTCCGGCATGAACGCCGCGTAGTTGTAGAGCTGAATCCGCACGGTGAGGACGCCCGAGAGCACCTCGTAGAGCACGCGCGTCCTGATGCTCGACTCCCAGAGCCACAGGTCGGCCTTGCGGGTGATGAGCACGACGTCGCCCGTGGTGCCGACGGCGTCGGTGATCGGGATGGCGGCGGCCGAAACGAGCACCGGGATTCCCTGCATCGAGCCGACGTAGCCCTCGGAGGTCGGGGCGTCGAAGGTGCCCTGTGAGTTCATCGGCACCTGCATCATCGGCACGACGAGCGGGCGGCCCGTGGTGTCCGACTGCGCGACGATCCAGCCCCAGCGCCGGGGGTGCATCACGATCAGGTCCGGGGGAAGGAATCGGTTGGTATGGACCTGCTGGATGCCGTTCGCGACCGCGGAGTAGAGAGAGCCTGCGGTCAGTGCGGCCGTGCTCAGAACGACGGCCTGGGTGCCCGCCATTCCGATGATCCCGTTGAACTGGCCGTTGGCGCCCGTCCCCGTTCCCAGGGTCGTCTCGACGCGGTTGGCGTGGAGGGAGGCAAGCTCGGGGAGGAAAAACGAGTCCACCATGTTGATCGGCGACCACTCCACGGACTGCAGAGAGGTGTCGATCTGGCCGGCGATCGTCCTGACGACGGCCTGTGCCGTTCCGCCAGTGACCATGTCCTGCTCGGCAACGGCCGTGCTCTGGCCGTTCTGGAAGTGAAGCGAACCGCCCGTGGTCACGCGCGGGACGATGATCGTGTCCGTACCCTGCGGGAGCTGACGCGAGCCGATCGCGTTGGCAAACGGACGCGAGGCGCGCGCGATGGCGGCGAACTCGTCGACCATCCACAGCGGCGGCACCATCTCGCCGAGCGACGAGGTATCCACGGTGGTCGAGTCGCGCTGCTCGACGCCCATCTCTGCGACGTGGCGCTGCAGGCGGCCCTGCGCGGCGGCGTCGGGGACGCCTCCGCCGGGAGGCGCTGAGGCGATCATGTCGCGCAGAAACGAGTGACCGGTGACCTGTGAGGCGTTCTGCGTGCGGCCGTAGGTGAGCGGCTCGGCGCCGACGCGGATCTCGCCCGTGGGGACGGGAC